ACAATTCGTGGTACAGATTCTGGCTCACCTTACGCTTTAACATACGTACCAAGCAAGGACATCAAGGGTGATTACTCTGCTGATGTCAGATACGGCATGCTCGCTGGGCTTAACCCAGCTCAAGGCCTGATTTTCATGCTACAAGCGCTCGGCGGAAAGCTTATTTCCAAAGACCTTGCCATGCGTGAACTTCCATTCGGCGTGAACGTTACGCTGGAGCAAGAGAAAATCGAAACCGAAGACCTACGCTCATCACTCATGGGTGCTCTTCAAGCTTACACACAAGCAATTCCTCAGATGGCGGCGCAGGGTCAAGACCCTAGCCCTATCGTTCAGAAGATTGCACTGGTTATNAAAGAACGCCAACGTGGAAAGATGCTTGAAGATATTATTGAAGAAGTCTTNGAACCCGAGAATCCTCCTGCTGGTCCTGAAGAACAGGTTGAGCANTCACCCGTATCCCCAGGTGCTCCCGGCGGACCGGCAGGAGGCGCTCCTGAATCTGANATAGGTCAGGGAGAGCAGCCACTGCGAGGTGCAGGAATAGTTGCACAACGTCCAGAGCTACAAAGTTTGCTTAGTGGACTTAATGCAGCAGGTCGAGGAACAGCTAGCGTAAGAACAATTAACCGTCGACAAGTAGGGTAAACAATGACAACCATCGTAGGGATTGAATACGAAGACTACTGCATAGTAGCCGCAGATTCAATCACCGTAGGTGGTAATGGTCGTAGATATATCCATCCTAGTCAATCAAAGATTGCAGAACGCGGTGCGTTTCTTATTGGAGGAGCTGGCGATGCCCAGCCATGTGATGCTTTACAGCACACCTGGACTCCACCAAGAGTCACAGNTAAAGANAAAGAANACCTTTTTAAGTTTATGGTTGCAAAGGTAGTTCCTTCAATGCGTGAATGCATTAAGGCTAGCGGATACGAAGTAGACAAAGATGATAAAGAAGCTGGCTTTGATTTTATTATTGCAGTTGGCGGAGAACTTTTTGAAGTAGATACACAGTTCTCGGTGGCAAAATCTAAAGACAACGTCTATGGCGTTGGCTCAGGTTCACCCTTTGCTATGGGTGCTATTGCTTANGGNGCAAGTGTNGAAGAAGCTGTAGAGATTGCAGCACGTATTAGTGTAAATACTGAAGGACCAATACTGGTCAAGAAACAATTTAAGTAGGAGGAAACATGGCAGAGCAAGGCGGATATCGTCTTCCATCAAATCCTGCTCCAGTTTCTGGACCGGGTGCATTGTCTCAACGTACAGATGGTTCAGCAATTGATGGCATTAGTACTAACACGCAAGCACCTAAATACATGCCAGGACTTGGTTATGGTGAAGGTGGGCAGAATATGGCCAACCAACAAGCTGAGCCATTGGCTGGTAGTCCAACTCCTACATTTGAGCTTCCTGCTGTAGTACCTCTTAATGCCCCCACACAGCGCCCTAACGAGCCTATTACTGCTGGCATGGACTTTGGCCCTGGCCCTGGCTCAGAGGCTATTCAGATTCCAAACATGGCCGTTTCTCCATCACACACTATCCGTACTCTTGCCCAGAATGACCCAACTGGCGATGCAGAGTTGCTATACAAGGCGTTGCTTAGTCGAGGTTTGTAGTGTCAATTAACCAACCTCAAGTGATGCCAAGCGCATCTCCGTCATACAATGCTGCTACGCAGAATAAAGTTCAATTGAACCCAGACATGGCTGCATCTATGCCATCTCTTTATGCTGCTGCTTTGGCTTCTAATATGAATGACCCACAAATACAGATGATGAACCAGATTCATGGGACAATCAGCACGTATAAAGCTTTAAGTGCGTTGCCTATTGAAGAAGCTAAGAAAAACTATAAGGCACTAGGCGGAGAAGCCCAGGCCATGATTAAGTCTATGTATGGCAATGCGCCATTTACTAACACAGACAACATGGTTATGAAAGTAACTAAGTGGGCTGGTAGTACTGTGCTTAATACAGTTAAGTCACCTATCGTAGCACTTTATCGTGCTGCTGGTATTGAGAATCAAATCATAAATGCCCCTTATTTGTTTGCCCGTGAGCTTACACAGGGTGAAAGCGTCTTCCATCTTAGCACTTACTCCAAGGCATGGGATGGTAGAGCCGTTTATGACCAAGGAACACTAGGTCATCTTAAGCAAACCTATGGTGATGCTGCATCTTTTGTAGCCCAAGGCTTGATTAAGGGCATGAAGCCTGGTGAAATTGTAGATGCGTACGGCAAAGTAGACTCAGGTCTATACACTGCCCTTGCTGATATGTACAGCAACAACGATAAGTTTAAGAAGATGATGGATGAGTTCCGTGGAGCACAAGTTTCTCCAGGTCGAGACATCTCACGTGTTATGTATCACGTACCAAACACAGACAGTCACTTCTATAGTACTGATAGGTGGAAGAAATCTTCTGGTTCTATAGATTTATTCTATGAATTAACCCATGACCCACTCACTTATTTGGGTGGAGGCTTGTTTAAAGGCGCTAAGAGCGCTGCTGAGGCTACAAGCAAGGGTGCAGTACTAGCCGAAAAGCTACTTACCGACCCTGTAGTGCGTGCAAGAAACGCTGAAGAGATGTTTGCCCCTGGAACAAAGGTACACACAGACTGGGAAACCCGCTTTGGTCCGCTGATTAAAGACTACGCTGCTGCAAATGCGGCAAAAGATGCAGATGCTAAAGCAGCTGTCATGCGTAAAATTAAGACTGATGCTCCTGAAATTGATGACCGTAGTTTCTTACAACTTGCATCACAAGCTAAAGCCTTTGATGCAAATGGTGCTAAAGAGTTTGTTAAAACCCTACAAGGTGCACAAGAAATGCACATGGGTATGGTAGACGGACCTACTGCATTGCGCATGGGTATTCCAATTGCTAAGCGNCAGCGTAATATGGCTGCTGGATTCAATAGAATCACATCTGATTTCTTTAATGGTGGTATTACTACNCCAGAAATNGACGCCATTGGTGGCGGAGAAAAGGTTCTTGATGCTTTTGTTGGTATAGGCAAAGCAACTGACCCGTTAACTGGACTACCTGGTACAGCTAAAAGCGCTTTACTTGATGACCTAACTGCTCAAATGAACATCCGTCGTCGCCTTGCTAGACAAGTGCAGACATATCCAGACCGTGTTAAGTTTGGTGTAATGGATGATGCATCAGCAGAAGCAACAGTTCCTGTTATTAAACAGTATCTTCGTCTTGCCGGTATACCACGTTATGCTGCTGATAAGACTGCTGAAGCATACAAGTTTGCCAACCCGGTAGACCGCACATTGTTTTTGCGTGGGATGTTTGACCACATGATGACAAAGATGGGCGTTGATGAAAACATTAAGCGCTCAGTACTTGAAGCTAAGTTTGGTGACTCAACTACCTTTGTTAACTCCCGTGATTTGCGTATTGACCCAGCTCATCTAGAGCACTGGATTCCTACTGATACGCTTACGCATGCTCCTGTTGAAGGCAATGATGCGTTGTATTCTATAACAGCTAATGGACCTATCCATGCTTTCCAAGGCAAGCCATTTATTAGTGGGCTAGATTTTAATAGCAGCGAATTGTTTCCTTATGGATTTAACTTCTCTGAAAAGGGAACGCCAGCACATACGCTTAACTGGCTTATTGGTAAAACCAATCATTCTGCATGGGTTCGCAAGGTTACAAATCTATGGGCTACAGGTTCAGTTGCTCCTCGTATTGGTATGCGCGGTAGCATTGAGCAGGGAATCTTTCATTACCTTACAGCACCATGGAAAGATATTGCTGGATGGGCTAAAGGGCAAAAATTAAATCAACTTGGTATTGGTATATCAGGTGACATGAGTCACGTTCCATACGCAGCACGTCTTCGTATGAAGATTTTTGGAAAGTCTCTTAAAAACTGGATTCCAACTAAGTCTGTTTACGAACAGATTGATGGACAGGATATGAAAATTATCCAAGGTCGTCTAGATAAAGGCATTATTAATGGCCAAGAAATCTGGACTGCAGCACAACCTCATGACATTGTGCATGCTGTAGCTAACAAGATTAGCAAGTATGCTGGCGGAGATGCAGAAACTGCTAAAATATTTGAAGTATTTCTTAAGCATCCATCAGCATCTGCTGCTGCGGAAGTTAACTCCGTGCTTGCACGTAGTGCTGCACACCAGGGTATAGCAGGTGGAGAGCTTGAGCAAAAGCTTATAACCAATGATGGTCTTGCTAGACTCATGAAAGAAAATAACTACAAGTTTACAGGTGACTGGCAGTACGTAAACCCTAAAGAAGCTGCTGCTGCAGTCAATGGAGTACCACTAGCGCACTCGCATTATCGTGCTTGGGCTCCTATGTTCCAGCGCTTTAACCAGCTAGATGGCTTCCATTTTGGCGAGAACTTTATCCGTCACAATGGATTGCGTACAGGCAAAGACTTTGCTATGGCACGTGATGCCATCCTTAAGCACTTTGGTGTAGACCCATTAACGCATGCTATTGTAGATGAAGCTAAGCTTGATAAGTATCTTAACTTCTCTATGCAAGCTGGGCGCGACATACAAGAAAAAAGCTGGAGCAAGGTAACATCTGCTATCCACCGTATTCAGGTTGGCCTGCAAGACATGAAGACTGTCTTCCATGGTGACCCAATTAAATTTAATGACCGTCTTTANGANGCTATTCGCTATGCTGCAACAGACCTTAANGGNAAGCCAATTGAAGGATTGCTACCAAAGGTAGCNGATGCAAGCCTTTCAACGCCTACACATTCAGAAGGCTTAGCTATTCGTAAGGCTTTGGATATGATTCAGTATGATAACTTTGAAGAGTTAACCCGCTTGCATGGGCCTACCGAAGCATTTAAATCAGACATTGCTATGGCTGAAAAGGGATTCCTTGATGTAGCAAGAACATCTGATGAATGGATTCCTTACCTACAAAAAACAATGCAGAACTTTGGTGAAGGTGGAGTTCAAGGCAAGGTGTTGCACTACATGGATACCCAAATGAACTGGTTCTTTAACCAACCAGCCTTTGCTATTACTAAAGTTAACCTCTATAAGAAGTACATGCCTTTGCAAAAGGAACTAGTCCAGAACCTTATTAAAGGTGGAATGGACAAAGCCCTTGCTTTTGAAGTAGCAGAGCGTCACTTTGTAGAACTATCAGAAAAAAANGCAGCACAGATTGTTACCAAGTTTNTTGATAACTCTGTTAAGCAATCTGTATTGTCCAATACATTGCGTACATCAGGACGTTTCTACCGTGCACAAGAGCAGTTCCAGCGCCGTATTATGCGCCTTAAGGACTACCCATTACGTGCTTTATATCGCATGCGCCTGCTTCATCTTGGTGTAGATAACATGGGATTCCTGCACAACAATGCTAATGGTGAACCAACATTCACTATTCCAGGCGACAATGTAATCTTCCACGCACTCAATGGTGGCATTAACTTTGCTTTGCATCGTGAAGCTAACGTAGTTTCTAACCCTATGTACGCTGACTTTAACATGAACTTGTTACAGTCTAGCCCATCACTTGGGCCCGAGGCTGGTGCTCCTTCATTCTCTGGACCGCTAGCATCTACATCTGTATTAATATTAAAGTCTATCTTTAATCATTTGCCATGGGGCATAGGCAAAGAAGCAGCCACAGGAGTAGACAAGTACTTACTAGGACGTGGCAATCTTACCCCAAGTAAGATGTTACCAGTAGCTGTACAACGCGCACTTGATGCTATGCCTAAAGATTTGCAGGATAATCAACTAGCTTCTGCTGGTGCAATGGCTATCCTTTACAATGCAGCGCATGGATTTGGTAATATAACTCCTGAATCTGTTCACGGCATGAGCGGTCCTGATTACGTAACAGCATCCCGCAAGTACATTGATAACATCAAAGTTACAGCTAACAATGTATTGTTCCTTCGTTCTATGCTAGGCATGATATCTCCTATCTCGCCTACTATGCAAGAGCACGATACAGGTATCTCTAACTACCTTAAAGATGTAGGAATTACAGGTTTCTCTCCTGCATTTAATGACGTCCTACAAGGTGTAATGCGTAACGACAAAGGCATCTCTGACCCTTACGAGATTGCATTAGGTATCTTTACACGTGACTATCCTGGTCGTGCTATTTACGGTGTAAGCAAGAACGTTAAAGAAACTCGCCTACTCCAGTCCTATACCAAGGACATGGTTGGCTGGACTGTTACTAACCAGAAGTGGGTAGGACCAGATGCTGCTCCAGGCACACGTGCTGCAGCCTTTATCTTTGCTCCGCACATTGGAACCTATGACCCTAATACATACCTGTATCTTGAGTCACAAGGACTCATTAAACAGAAGCCTTTGCAAACATATCTTAATGATGTGTTGACAGCACAAGACTATGCTGCTTATGAGAATGCTAAGTACCGTGAGCAACAAGCAATGATTACCCCAGGCATTGACAGGGCTGGTGCAATCAAAGATGCACAAGCAGAACAGCAAGCAATTCTTGCTGGTAACCCAGAACTATCTATTGTCATGGGTGACGCTAAACAACAGATAAGCAAGTACCAAGATGTATTTAATTCCCTNGGCAGTATCTTATCTGACAAGACATTTCCAATGACAGATGGTGAACGCAAGAAGATGACATCAGCATGGACATTGGTTAACAGNGCATTGACAGCAATGACTGCTAATACTACAGCTAATGGTTTTTTAAATGCTTCATCAGTTAAAGCAACGACTAAAGAAAACATACTTAATGCAGTAGCTGAAATAGGTGGAGCCGCCAAACCAGGCGAAGCACCAAGAGACCCACAGATTGCTGAAGCTTTGAAGTCTGTGTTTGAACCATTGCTCAACAATCTATCAAGAACTACAGTGAAGGTGGGGTTAACTAGATAATGGCTGACGTTAATAACATGCCAAACATCCCAGCTGTAGGGCAAACCCCTAAGCCTCAACCATCTGTATCGCCTAACCTTCCTCCTGCACCAGTTAACTCTACCCC